ACCTGCCTTGATCATAAACTCATTAGAGAGTGCTGATTCGGCATCAAAATATACAACATACATACCCTTCTTCTGGGCATTTGCTGCGATTTGTAGAGCCATAAATGACTTACCAGCACTAGACAGACCAGCTAACTCAGTAATTCTTCCAACAGGGATGCCAGCCACTTTGCCCGGGGCAATTGTACAGTCTAGCCATCGTGATCCAGTTGGAATCCAATCCTTGATTGATACTGGGTCATTTTGTTTTAAGTCGTGGGCTGCTTCAATACCCAACTTCTTATTAATCTTTTTCGCGAGATCGCTTGTGTTAATTTTTCCTGTATGTTCGCTCATTTTTAATACCTTTCCCATTTGTTCTCCTTAAAAAAAATGCCCCTTTATTTATAGTGTCGGGGCAAGTACACTTAACTACCCTTAAGCTTTATCAAGCATTATTATTCATAAATGATTGCAACGCATCATCCACAGTCTTAGTACTATTATATCGTTCCGTTTCGCTTGAGAGAGACTCAGAGGATTCATCGGAGGACAGGTATTCATCCAACAGCGCTTGAACTTCGGAGGTTGATTGCCGCTGGAAGAGAGTCTCAATCTCAGGTACAGAGTCTAATAGTTCATCACAATCAGTCACATCATCATCACACAAGACAGAAGGACGACGACGAGGCTTAAGTGTAGTCTTTGGGAAAGACCCCGGAGTTCCGGGGATAGAATAATTAAGGACAACATCAGTTCCAGTTTCTGGATGGGTGATATCTCCATAATCTGGGTCTAGGACATAAGACAAAAGAGTCTCATAGGCCATTTTCCCATATGACCAAATCCTTACACCCTTAGATTCCTCTCCTCTAACTAAAATTGGAGAGAAATATCGCTTCTTTGCAAAAAGCTTTCGTGCTTCTCGCTTTGCTGTTTCGTCAGCAGTTTCTACTCCTTCACGCCACAACTTGGACGCAAAGTCACAGATAGGACAATCTTCACCATGATTTCTTTTTGGACACAGAATGCCGGGATTCTTGCCTACACCATAGTGAAAATGGTATTCTTTGAATGGATCTCCATCATTGGTTGGGAGAATACGAATAGTTTGATCTCCTTCGGATGGACGCCATTTAGTGTTATCTTCTTTCTTTTTGCCACCGTTACGGGAGGCTTCGAGCTTTGCTCGCATTGCTTCAATATTAATAGCCATAGTGTTTTTTCCTTTTGTTAAGTTTTTTGTCTATAAAGACTAAGGTCGGAGGGGAAAACCCCTCCGCCGATTATTCATTTTGTTATTTAGTGTTAGCTATCAAAAGACATGCTAACGGATTTTGATGAAACAGATCCTACGACAGTTCCATAGTTAAAGGTACGGAAGCCTTTGCGGTCCGTATCGTACACAACTTCAATTTCACCATTGCTACGATCATAGTTGGTTGTCGTAGACTTTGGAGCCATACTTTGTGGTAGATCGCCAACCTTAACAAAGTTCATGGTTCGACGGGTTCCATCACGCTTTACGAAAGTTCCGGTGTATTGTGTAAAAGTACTCATGTTTCCTCCAGTGTTAGTTATGAGTGGGTCGAGATTTGTAACTTTTGATTTAGAAGAATGTGATAGTGTGAGTTTGTGATGTATCAACAAAGACTAAATTCTAAAAGTTTCGATCTCTTTTGTTTGGTATTATTAATATAACCTATTCAGAAAGTTTGTCAAATATTTTTTTAAATTATTTTTCAACTTGTCTCCATGGGTTGTATAAAGTGTGTATATTTGAGCGAGTAAAAATATGATTGTTTATGCTCAGAAGAATAAACGACAAATGAAGAACTTATATTGCTCTTTTCATCATCGATGACTCGACTTTTAATAAGTGGAATTAGTTGTTTATTGTTTTCCAACTCTTTTTGACTTATACTATAAATATAGCATGTTTCTGTTGGGTTGTCAAGTAAGTATAGCATATTTTCTTCATTATTTTTAATATTACCGATTGAAACTGTGTAGATTCGTGATATGGACTTTGGTGTATGCAAAGATCCAATTATGGGATTTTGTGATTTAAACCACAGTATTGTCTCTATTGTCGAAGCAATAGTTTGATTGATTCTATCGTACATGTGTGCTATGGATTGATTGCCTATTATATTCAAGACTTGTTTATTTGAGATAATACACATACTATTTAATAAACCTGATCTTGTATATTCCTGAAGAACATTGAATATAACTTTGTGCCTCTTCAAGCGTGTTGGACCAGCGAGGTCTGGATCGGGACACACATATAAGACATTTATCTTCTTATCTTTTATGGTCTCCAATATTCTAAGCGTTGCTGATGAGCACACACTTGAACCACACAAAACAAACCAACACTCCTCCTCGTCAAAGCACAATTGTTTTTTAAATTTAGGGCAATACTTTTCGTAATCCTCATCTGTTATACATTTATCGGGAAAATCAATGGTTGTTATAGATATTCTATTATAATCACCAGAAAAGGAATTAATAATATTGGTACCCGGATCACCTAAGCCAATTAGGACCATGAGACCTCCACAAGATCACGAAGATTCCGACCTGCTTGAACTGATGATTTAAACCAGCCAAGCTCAGTATCTTCGAATATCTCTTGGATGTTTGGGAGCATTTGTCTATCTTCAAACGCCAAGTCAATTGTGATTGAATCGTGAACTACAGAGTGCACAAAGGAAAGACTGTTTTGTAAGAATTTATTGATCTTACAAGCCTGTTTCATACAGTTGTCTGACGAAGAACTCTGTAGGAGATAGTTAAGAGCATGGAAATCATCCGCTTCAATCTTTCTACCAAAAGGTGTTGAGACCACACCATCTTTATAATATTTATTTAATAGTAGCCTACGGTCATAATGGTCAGATTGGATTGCGTCAGAATTCGGATTATAGAACCAAGACAAAAACTTAACCTTTGCTTTGTTTCGGTCTGTGATATTTGTTAAAACATTCTCCATATTCCACTCATGTATATCTACACGGGGGTGGGTACCAGTAGATAACGAGATAAAGGTTCTGATCTCCGCACCATTTAAGTCGAATTGAACAAAGATGTCGTTCTTAGGAACAACACAATTCGCAATCTCTTTTTTAAGATTCATTATTGGAAACGAACCTTGTTTAGTTGTTAGCCGCCCTGTTTTAGAGCCCCACACATCATAGCAAATAGGCTTATTTTTTCCGTTTAGGGTCTTAAGTAATGCCCTTGCCTTCAAATCAACTTTAGATGAATTTTTGAGGGCTTTTTGATCGATTAATACCTCGTTGCGGGAGATGTCTAAAGCCATCTGGTGGAGATCTACAAGGAAAGAATGATTAGCTGGTTTCTCTATATTATCAAAGATCCAAGCGCATATTTCATTCTTTATTTCGCAGTAGTGCATCAAGTGCTGCTCCGGTACAAGATCAAACAAGCACAACTCGTTGAGTTTAATTTTTGCGTTTACTGCTGAGTTGATGAAGGATCGGATTCGTCCTTCTCGCTTTTCGTATCTTGGTCTGAGATGGCTTGGAGCCGCATCATGTATGGCTTTACCACCAGTATAAACGCTAGCGTAGTCAATGCTGCGACCAGCAAGCCGTTGGTCCCAACCCCAAGTTCCTGTAACGTTTTCAGGAATTCTATCATATCGAAATTTTCCATTACTGTATACTCCATAGCATTCTTTACGATCATCCAAAATTTGAAATATCATTATTCCTCCGAAAATAAATCTGCAAAAGCCTTGTTGGCTTGTATTATTGAATTGATACCGCCGGGCTTTGACTTGAAGGTTTGGCGGAATTTTTCATTAATATAACTAATTCCCCTATTTCTGTCAAATGATTTTGTAATCTTTTTTCCATTTTTAATGATCTTATCTAAATCTGATTTATCAAAAACGTTGTTCTCCTCAATATTTTTCATAGTAGCATATAACCTTATTAATTTACGATCTGGTATTTCTTGAGATAATGAATTAATTCTATTTCTATTAATAATATTATATCTTAATTTATTATTATTACATATATTATGTTTTTTTTCTATAGGGAATAAAGCAACAAATCTATTATAATTTCTTGTAATAATCTCTTCAAGCAAATCTAAATCCCTCTCATGTGCTGGTTTAAATCTTCTTTTAAATAATACATTCTTTGATATCAGCAGCTTGGGTTGTAAATGCTTTTGCTTCATGATCGGAGAATCTAAGTCGGCAAACAATATCCATGGTGAGTTTTTGGAAACATTAAATCCGTGTTGCTTTGTAACATTTAGATAATACGGAAAAGCGCGATTCGACATAAACTCAGAAAATTTAGCTTCATCATCATCAATCTGAATATTGGCTATACTAAGGGCCAACCCAGATGCAAAAATTGACGAATTTTTACTTTTAGACCATGATGAAAACGTCATAGGAAAATTAGAAGATAAAATCTTTAAGTATTTAGCCAAATGATCAACGTAGTCTGATATGGTTATGATCTCTAATCTTCTATATTGTTCTAAAATATAAGTTTCGTGATAAATAAATAATATGTCTTCCAAGTATCTTCTATAATTTTCTACAGGATCTTCGTATCCTTTAATAGCGTTTATAACAGATAAGTATGGGTCTTCCTGTGGTATAGCATTTAATAAACATGCGTTCTTAAAAGCAGCCTGTACATTTTGAAAGGCCTCGGCTACGAAATCTAAAGCCTGTACCGACGCCTGTTGTTCTTGCGGAGAATAAACAAAATTTAAGAATTCTTCTTGCGGAATCACTGGTAACATGTTATGATCTATTCTACCATACATTTGGTATTCTCCAAATGCTAAATCCCTAATGTGAGGTGAATAGTTGAAATCATTATATGCTAGTAACGAAAAGTTTGCACGTTCTGCAAACAGCCTAATTGGCGATCTAATTGAATTTTTTCCTTTATATTTAGCCATTTACGTTACCTTGTTAAGCCTCAGATTGACCAAGTGCTGGGTTTTGAACATTATCCGGAGGGAGTTTCCCCTCTGGTGGTGACTCTGCTTCAATAATATTGCCCTCTTTAGTATATAGTACTCCATCTTTTTCCCAGTGTGGCTGTACAAAGTTTTCAGCTTTTCCATCCCAAACGTATTTCGATTGGCCGACTTCTGTTATAACATATTTTTTCGCTCCCTTAATAGCCTCTGGCGGTGTCTCAGTCTTAGCTTGTGTTGAAGTGGCCGTTGTAGTGGTCGGACTTGCACCAGCAGCATCAACGGCGGGCAAACCAGCGGCAGCGGCAATACCACCGGTTATGTTAACTGAGTCCATACCTTCAGTCAACTTAGAGTAA